CGGCGGGGATACTCGCGGAGTGCGTGGAACACGGGGCGAGCGTGGCAAGTATGCGCAAGTACGTAGAAGACACCTACGGATCGAAAGCCGCCGATTGGGAGAGGCGCTTATCCCGCATCACCCCCCAAGTCGAGCTGTTATGCAGTGATTACGGCGTGCCCGAGGGGGTACGGCTGGCGTCTATTGAATGGCTAACATCTATACGAAACGGAGCATTGCAGCATGAAACGAACATTGGTACTGGAGGGGGAGCAGCCCCCATCCTGGAATGAGTTTTACAGCGGCAAGCATTGGTCCATACGCACAGAGAAAGCCCGCCGCGCCCATGCGCTGGTGCGGGCATCGCTGGACCCTGAATTGCCCCCGTTTACCCGCCCGGTGACGATTACCGGCATCGCCTACTTTGCCAAACAGCCCCAGGACCCCAGTAATATATGCCTGAAGATATACGAGGATGGGTTGATAGGTTGGTGGATAGTGGATGACGGGCCGCTGTACGTGCGCTCAGTCACCACTATCAGCCGCATCGATCGTGCCCGCCCCCGCCTGGAGATCGAAGTGGAAGAGATCCCGGAGCACGTGCCCGACATTGGCCCCTATATGGGCGGGCTGAAATTTGCGTGCACGTGCACGCGGAAATATACGCAGCTCGCCCAACTCCTGGAGCACAGGCAGTCGGGCGAGTGCAACGACACAGATGGAGGAAGGGTTAGGGATTAACCCGGCTAGTGGAGCAGCATGGGCAGCAGCACCACCCTATGTAGCGGCGCCCATTTCTCCGGTGTCTGGGTAGCCGCCCCGTAGGGCGTGGGGGTGAGCGTGGGGGCTGGCGTCCACATATCGCCCGGCCCGCTCCCCTTTTCCGGCGTCTCGGTAGCTGCCCCGAACGCGGTTGGGGTGCGGGTAGGCCCCGGCGTGGGGCATGTTTCGCCGGGTTTGCACTCATCTGCCAGCCCGCCAGACGCGCTGAGCATCACGGCGGTAGCCAGCAGGCAGAGCAGGAACAGAGAGGGGAGAAGTATGGTTTTCATGCCGACTTGACCACCAGATCGCCCGTGCCAGGGGTGAACAGACCGGTTGCATCCGAGTCGATGCGAACCCTTACGGTTTTACCGTTGTGCCGGACAGCCGGGAAGCTCTTGTTTCCTGCTTCCACCCAGCCCCGTTGATCATTTGCTACCTGGTCGGGCACGCAAACAATCCCGTTGCCCATGTGCGCCTGGAAGTTTGAATCGTAGGTGTATTTCATTTTGCTCTCCTTTTGTGTGTCTGATAGTCCTGGTTATATTATCGCGCCGTTATGCCTGGATACTGCAACAATTTACGGGTTGGTTTGGTGGCTGGCTACGTGGTCCCGCCAGGTGCGGGCCTCCACGAACGTGGCGCAGGTCGGGCAGTAGTAATACGCGTCCCGCTCGACTGTGGCCCGGTGCAGGTCCCCGATCGCGGTCGAGATGAGCTCGGTCTGTGTCTTGCCCGTGCGCTCTACCAGCTCGCGGATCTGGCTTTCTGTCTGTGTGGAAATCTTGAAGTTCTTTTGTTTCTTCATTGGTGCTCCTAAAATGGGATGTCCTGCGCCGCAATCTGGTGGCGGAGGCTGTCGGCTATTGCCTCGGGCCCCTGCTCTACGGTGCGGACGGTGATGACAACCAGCTTCACCCCGTGGTCGTGACACCAGCGGGCCTTGCTCTCATCATAGGCGGCCATCTTGCCATTCGTGTTGTGCCAGCCATTACTCCCGTCTACCTCCACGGCAACGCCCTGCCCGTCTATAGTTGCATAGATGTCTATGTACTGGTTCAGGCCGGGCGCCGTCTCGATTGGGTACTCGTAGATTACACTCTCGGTTAGGGTTGCAACGGCTGCGCGTGCGGCCACTTCTGCCGTGGTGGGGTGGGTGATGCGGTGGACAGCGGCTTGGGCTGCGCGTGCCTTGCCCCCTTTCACCCTTTGCTCGCGGGTGAAAGCGTGGGTGTGGGCGAGTCCGCCCTTGCGGTGATCCTCGGGGGTGAAAATGTGGCGGGCCATTAGTCCACATCCTGGAATAAGGTAAGGGTTGGAGCGGGCGGGTTATCAATCCGTGGGTGCTGGCAGTGGCAGCGTCCAGCCTCCCCGCAGTGGGTGCAATTGCCAGCCGTGTCCCATCCTTTTTCCACTTCCCAGTATGGCCGGGTGTCGGACAATGGCAACGGGTCCTGAATCTCCACCAGGTGGGGCGTGAACGTCTCGGGCGTTACGTGCTGCGCCGTGCCACTGAAGAGGGGCAGGTCTTGCGCGCTGGCTGCGAACATGTCAAGTTGCGTGGGTTTCGGTTTCATGGCTAGAGTTCTCCGCGTGCATCCATCCGATCGATAAATTCCTTGGCTGCGACCAGCGTTTTGAACCTGTTCGAGTATCCGTACGCGTCGACAATATAGCGGAATGGATCTCGTCTGATCGTCTTCCCCTTATAGGTGTAGGTCTTTTCTTGGTGTGCCATCGCTGTTTGTTCCTTATGCCGGACTCCCCCTTTGCCCGGCGTGTGGTGTCAGGCGGCGAATGCCGCTCTTACTTTCTCCTTAGCTGCTTCATCACGAGGCTTGAGCCTGAATACCGGACGGGCGATGTAGTAATCCACTCCCTTGTCTGCTCCAGGCAGGTGGTTGCCCCAGTTCCACATGCGCATGGTATAGAGCTCGTAGGTGGTCTCCAATTCGTCCGGGCCGATCATCTCGAATGGCCCGCCCGAAATATCTACGTAACCCTCACCAAGAAAACAACTGCCCGGTTCGCAAATGATCATGATCATCCCGGTGCCACAATAATTCACGTTGCTGACCCGGCCATAACGCCCGTGGTTAAACGGGTACTGGCCTATGTTTTCCCCGAAGTCTATTACGTCTCCGGGTCTGGGCTTGCTGACTCTGCTGTTGGTCATCTCGCTGTGTACCAGCTTGTCATGGCCTATGTATTCAACGATGTGGTTGCTCATCTCATGCTCTCCATTCTGTCCGAGAGTACTCGGATTCTGTCTCTAGTCTAGGGTTGCGGTTGCCTATGATGGGTGTCGATGATTGCCAGGTGTGGGGCGAGGGTTACGCTCGGCGGCTAGCTGTTCTCGGTTTTCAGTCTCGGTTCGCTGGCTGGCTGTACCCTCGCCTTGTTCCTGTGGTTGTGTGCGCCGTGCGCTGGCGCTGCGTGCCTGGTTTCGTGTCTCTGCCCTCGACATGCCTTCTCCCCGGCCAGGGTGGCAACTTACGAGTTGCCGAACGGGACAGTTCTGTCGGCTGTGCCTCACCTTTTGTTTCTTGTTCCCCGGTATTTGTAGACCGCTTTCACGCGCAACAAGAAGTCACAGAAAAGTTTCTAGCGGTATTCGTGCTCACGTTTAGACTTGCGTCTATGCGGGCCGAGGGAGATTCGAACTCCACATTGTCACCCACCAGGGCAGCCCGATATGGGATTACTTCAGTGTGTACCAGTCCCGTGCGTCTTGTGCATGGTCTCTCAATACTTCTCTGTCACACCCCATCGTTTTGTCTGCGATGACAGGGGCAAGCGCGACCAGCCGGTTATACTCTTCTACCGATACAGTGATGCTTGTGTGTCCATCCTGTGGCCAAAGCGGAAAGAAGTGGTAACTATCGTCTATCCTAAAACCGGAGATATCGATCCACCGGTTGTTCTTGTTTCGCCGCTGGAAATGGATACCCGGTAAGTGGTGATGTTCCTGCATCCATTCCCTACACCATTGGTTCTCGGCATCTTTCTTCACCAGGCTGTTCCGACTGATAGTGATCGTGCATGTAATCATTTCATCCCGTCCTTTTCCATTGCCATGCTGTCTAAGATCGGCTTTGCGTGCCGCTCACATAACCGCTGGTGGTTTATCCCGCTCATGCCTACAAATGTCACCGCCCACGCAGCTTCCCCACCACACGGATACTTTTCAATCGTGCCCTTCACCGTTCCCGCCAGGATGCTCACTACCTCGCAGCTCATCCCGCAGGTGTCAATCGGTCCGATAGATATTATCTGGCGCATCTCTCTACCTCACATGTCACTGCGATAATGCCTGATCTTGTCCGGCTTCTCAGCCCGTGCGCTGGCCGCGCTCTCTCTCAAGCACATCTCTACCCCCACTACCACGACTATAACTACTGCAATTGCTCCTATGATGAGTTCCATGTTGTTCGCTCTCCTATTCGTTCTGTTTCGGTTTATTCATTCCGTTACGGATAATATACCAAATAGCTATACGATTGTCTATAGTACTTAAGTACCCTTTTGCCATGAGTTATTCGACTTGCTACGCCTCGCTTGACTTGTAATAGATTGCTTGCTATGATATGCACAAGCACGGCCAGCACCAGCCAGCCACCACAGCCGATGTCGGGCTGGTGAATGTCTGGCTGGTGTATGGCGCTCTATCTCTCCCGCTCTATGTCGCCCTGTTGGAGCAGTCCAGTTTATGACCCTAGCCAGTATCCAGTACAACCACCTACCCCCCGGCCATCCTGATAACCCGAAGATATTTGCCATTTGTGGCAGTAAAACACGGCAGGAGACCAGCAACATTGTATGTACCCAGCCGGCCGGCTGGGGAACAACCCACCTGGGCCAGGGCAGGTGTAAATTGCATGGCGGCAGGTCCCCAATCGGGCCAAACAACCCCAGTTATAAGCATGGCAGGTACGCCCGCAGCTTCAACGCCGAGCTAAAACGTCACTGGGAACAGATAAAAGCGGCAGACGACGATCCGCTCGACCTGATTCCGGAGTTGGAGACGTTGCAAGCCATCTATTCTTACCACCTGGAGCACGTGTTTGACCCGCTCGTGGTACATGACAAAAGCGGTATGGTTTCCTTAACTACATTTAAGGCAAACATGGACGGTGATGACGGGGCAGGGGCTGATACAGGTGATGATGATGGGGAGATGATTAGTGAAAGTCTTATGGCGGATGGGGTGGGGGAGAGTGGTGGTAGGGTAAATGAGGATCAAATAGGGATGGTTTCGACTATACCCCCCGCGGAATTTTTAACAGTTTCCAGTGGGGGGGAGAAGGGGGGTGGATTAGCGCCGAAGATAGTGCAGGCGCGGTTCAGTTACATCAAAGATTTAGCGGACACGATGGTGAACCTGGTAGTGAAAGTAATAGCGGCGAGGAACCAGACCGCCATCACGAAAGCGGAATTGATATGGTTGCAGAGAGAACTGGTTGGGTTAGTCAATGAGTTCATACCAGATCCAGAGCGGCGTAGGGCTTTTATCAAGCGGCTCCTTGCGGTCCTTCCTGGAGGGGATGATGCCCGGGGAAGTGGGGAAGGCGAAGGAGGAAATCTCCTTCCGGCCGCAGCCGAAGCAAGCGAAGCTGATTGAAGCCTGTGGGCTGTTAGATTGGTTCGAAGGGACAGGGGCTATAAAGGCTCCTGTGGCTCCGGTGATTGGGTATGGGGGGGCGGTATACGGGGCGAAGACTTATGGGCTGATAGGGCTAGGGGCTTTATGTGCGATAGCGTTTCCTGGATGCCAGATCAGTTTTTTTAGGCGGACATATACGGAGTTGGATGGGCCTGGGGCGGCAATGTACGAGGCCAACCAGGTATTTGGGGGAATGGGGAAGCGCAGGGATGATGGGAAGCATTGGCATTGCCCCAAGACGGGCAGCGACTTTTACTTCAGGCATTGCGAGAACGAGCAGGACGTATACAAATACGACAGCCAGCAGATTGATATATTGCTGGTAGACCAGGCCAATCACTTCACCTGGTTTATTATCGACTACCTGCTCACCCGCAACAGGGTAAGCGGGGCGCATGGGGTAGTACAGCCTTTCACCGTGCTTTCGTTCAATCCCGGCAACATTGGGCATAGTTGGCTGGTGCAGCTATTTGATTTGGAAGACGAGGGGGCTGTGCACATGGAAGTGAAGCACTTATTGAACCCGAACAACCGATATTCGGACATTTACTTCATCCCGGCGCGGATAGAAGACAACCAGATTGGGTTGGAGCGAGATCCCCAGTACGAGAGCCGGCTGCGGGAGCGTGAGCCGGACCTGGCAGATGCGTTATTGTCTGGCAACTTCAAGATATTCTCCGGGATGGCTTTTGGACAGTTTAGCAAAGCCCGCCACGTAGTAGAGCCGGTCGATCTCCCCTGGCAGTGGCCCAAGTGGAGGGCGGTAGACTGGGGCTATGACTCTCCGTTTTGCTGCCACTGGTTCACGCGCGACACCACGACCGGGCGGGTAATCGTGTATCGGGAAGTGTACGGGGCGGGATTGAACGACCAGCAGCAGGCCCGCATGATTGCGGAGAACTCGCCCAAGGAAGAAGGGGTATCGTTGACCTATGCAGATCCGAGCATGTGGGTGAGCCACAACCACGATGGGCACATCTCCACTTCGGCGGATGAGTACCGCCGCAACGGGGTGCCGTTGATCAAAGCGGACAACGATCGGCTGAACGGGAAGAAGAAGTTTGATAGGATGCTGGCGGATTTGCCGGATGGCAGGCCGGGGCTGGTGTATTTCAGCAACTGCCAGAATGCAATACGGACGATCCCCAAGCTGGTGCGCTCCCGCTGGAACCCGGAAGACGTGGAGCAGAAAGGCCAGGACGACCACTGCTACGACTGCGACCGCTACGGGCTGACGAATGTGGAGATGTTTGCTTATGAGCGCAAGCGCAAGAAGGGCAAGGCCGCAAGCGGTAATCCCTGGCAGGCCTTGAACACCATTACATGAAACGAAGTGCCAAGTCTACATGAATATCTATCACGTTTTACCCCTTGACGACCTGTACCTGCATATCGAAGCGGAGACCTGCCCCTGTTTGCCAAAGATAGAGTTGGTGGAAGACAAGGGCAAAGTGGTTATTCACCACGCCTGGGATGAGCGGGAGAAGTACGAGCAGGTTGAAGCAGTGAAGGGCCATACCCGGCTGCTGTAGTTGTCTACACGAAAATTTAGTCATGAATGAATAAATTATGCCTGATGAACTGACCGCCGTCAAAGAGCACGCCCGCGAGCTGGAAAGCGCCAACACTGCCCGCAACACGCTTTTCCAGGACATGGAGAACATGTACTTTATGACCTGGGCCGAAGAAGCGCGGGTCAAAGAACAGATCAAGAACGTCAAGCTGACGAAATCACCCCGGCCCAAGAACGATATTCAGGGTGCGATCCGGCTTCTCATCGCTTCCGACCCGATCTTCTCTGTGCCCCACGATATCAACTCCGAACAGGCCAATGAGAAAGCGAATAAGCTGGAGAGATTCGCAAAGGCGATGTGGTTTAGTGCAGGCCGTATCACCGGCGACCCGATCCACTACGATGTGGTTCGCAGCGCCTTGCTCTTCTCCGAGATCCACATCGCCATCACTTCCACGAAAGATTTGGTGGAGTGGACCAAAGGAGCGGCCCCGGCCGTGGTAGAGCGGGCAAAACGCACCGCAGATACCACGCCGTATCTGTTCGACGTGTGGCACCCATCTTTGGGCTACCCGGAGTGGAGCAGCCTTGGACTGGATGCGTTTTACCGCAAGGTCAAGACCACGGCGGGATGGGTGGAGGATAACTGGGGCAAGCGAGCGGCTAAGGCACTCAAGAAGCTGAAGGCCGATAAAAATTACTCCCGCTATGCGCCCCTCACCTACAACTTGTTCTACGACCTGAAGAACTCGTTTATCTGGCTGGACGAAGGGGAAGAAGCGATATTGCAGGAATCCCACGGCCTGCCGTTTATACCGATTGTCGCCCAACGGGTGGAAGGCAGCCGTATGTTTGATGAGCCGGAGAACCAGCGCGAGCCGTTCCTGCGCACGCTCAGAGACAGCAAGCTGTGGGAGCGGGAGAACCTGTTACTCACGGTGCTCTACACCATGATCTTCGCCATCGGCGCGAACCCGATGTTTATATACAAGGCGCTCGACCCAGACGGGAACCCGGACGTGGACTACTCGACCGCGGGTGGCGTGGTGAAGGTCAGGCCTGGTGAGACCTACGAGCCGTTGGTAAAGAACGTGATCGACCCCAGTGTTCTACAGGGCTGGAACATTGCCACAGACCTCGGGCAGCAGTCCACCATCCAGAGACAGACATTAGGCGAGCCGCTGGGCGGAAATGCGCCTTATTCGATGGTGGCGCTTCTCTCACAAGCGGGGCGGTTGCCGCTGACCGTCCCGCAGCGGAAGACCGGATGGGGCATCGGGGAAGCGATCGAGAAGGCTTTGCGCTGGATGAAGCACGACAAGGTGGCGGGCAGAGCCTACTATGCCAACGACCAGGAAGTGGAACTGCTGCCCGAAGAAGTGCCGGACCGCTTACACATGGAAGCCAACCTGGACATCAACCTGCCACAGGATAGGCTTCAGGCGGCCAACGCCGCCAACATGCTGACAATGGGCGATAACCCGCTCGTGTCCCAGGAATGGGTGAGGGCGAATATCCTGAATATTGGGCAGTCTGCCGACATGACCCGCGCCATTTGGGACGAGAAAGCGGCCCAGATCAACTTCCAGAAGTACGTGATGGACCAGATGGCGCAGATCGCCCGCTTGACCCAGGCCGCCCTCCAGCCCGGCGCAGGGTCTGGGATACCAGGCGGCGCGGCCGTGCCCCCTGGCGCGCCTGGCCAACCCTCGCCCATGCAGCCCAACATCCCGCCCGGGCCCTTGCCCATGCCGGGCGAAGAAGCCATGCCGCCTATGATGGCGAATCAAATGCCGATGGAGTGAAAAGGAAATGCCCCTGAACATCGCCGACGCAGAATCCAGCTTCAGCAAAGGCAAGATCGAGTTCCAGGAGTGGAAAGACGCTTTCGAAGCTCGCTGGATAGCGCCTTTGGCGAAGACCCAATTAGCCATGTTCCTGAACTCGCTCACGCCCGAGCAAAGGGCCGCTATCGACCCCGTGAAGCTGGCCCAAGTAGAGAGACTAATGGAAGGATAAGACGCCTTTGAACGGAGTGAAAAGACTATGCCATTACCCTGGTATCTAGGCGGGGGTGGACAGCAGAACCCCGCCCCTATCGCGAACTGGCTGGCGATCATGCCGTAGAAGTAGTAGGTGTCGCGGTAGGCCACGATCGTCGCCGCGCGCACCACCACGAACAGGGCGGCGACCAGCAGCAGGGCTCGT